GGCAACCGTCCCGGCACGCGATGGCTGCGTCGCAGTTGCGCTGTCCGCTCCGAAGGCCCCAAATCCGCCGCCCAGAGCATAGTTGACGCGGATACCGTTCGCTGCCGACGAGGAGCAGTTGGAGAACGGATACTGATTGTTGGCGGCGTTGTTGCCTGTAGGCGTGAACTGCACGAAGATGCTCTGCTCGCCAAGCACCATGCACGGGTTTGCCGCGATCTCCATCTGCTGCGAGACGCCGTCGTGGAACGACGAGATGACGGGTACGGGCTGGCGGATCATGTGTACTGATTGATGATCGGCGTGTAGTAGACCACGTTGCCAGACGAGGCGAGTCCCGCTGTCGTCGTGGTCGTCACGTTCTGCGCGATGTAGAGGCAGTGGTTTGGCGGGCAGACGCCACCGAAGAACTGGGCGATGCCGGTGGCGGGCATGGTGTAGATCGTGCCGTTTCCGTTCTCGCCGACGTTGATCGAGAAAATCGGGCGAACGAGCGAATCGCGGCGGAAGGTGTCGGCGAAGGAAATTGCGCCTTCGGTGCCGAGCGTGCCCGAGCTCACAGCCGGATAGGTCGTCGTGTCGTTGAAGTTTCCGATGACGTAGACGTTGATCTGTCCAGTCGCCTGCCGGTTCGCGCTCGCGGTCGTGAACTGGAAGCCGTACAGGTAATCGAAGTAGACATTCGTCGTATTGGCGACGTTGTTCGATCCCCATCCGGCGATCCACGTCTGCGACGAGGCGAGCGATTGGAGGGCCGTCGTCGTGACAGTTGTCGTTGCTGCTGCATACTTGAGCTTGATGTCGCCAGCCATGATCGGGCTCCGTTTAGGTCTTGCGAATGACGAGTTGCGCGTTGATGCCCTTGGCGGTTGCGACCGCGGTGGCTATGGCGATAATGATGTCTCCCGCGGTGACCGTCGTCGAGGTGAAATCGGAGACGGTCGTGCTCTCGACCAGAGTCCCGCTAGAGATTGCCACGCCGCTAGTATTGATCGAGTCCGAGATCGTCGGCACAGCCGTCCCGCTCGCCTTGCGGCAGAACTTGATGGTGCAGGTGCCGGCATCGACCGCGATCGACCAGCCGATGATCGTGCCGCTGTAGGGGACGACGTACCAGAAGCTCTGCGCGTTGGTCGAGATTGCATTCGTCAGGTCGCCGATACCGAAGGGAACGCCCGTCAGGCGCACGTTCGACGTGTCGGCACCGGCCTGATAGTTGGTCCCGTCGGAGGCGACGTAGATCGACTCGAACTTGCCGAGGGTTACCGTGCTGCGCCCGCTGATGTTGGACGTCGTCGGCGTGATGGTGACTACGCCCGCGCCGAGATTCACCAGCATCGCCGACCACCCGGTCGTGAACGACCCTGTCGCCTGGGGTAGCGTGACCGCAATTGCTGCGGCGTTGCTGAAGGTGACGACCTTACCCTGATCTCCCGCGACGACGGTGTAACTCGTTCCCGTCTGCGCGTTGATGAGTTGCGGGAGCGAACCCGTCACATCGTTGGCGAGGTCGACCGCGGCAAAGGTCGGCGCCCCACTCGCATTCCCGTGCAGAACAGTTGTCGTCGTGCCAAGCGAGCCCATCGCCGTGACGTCAGCAACGGCATTGCCGAGGACGAGCGCGTTGGCGGTCAGGTTGCCGGTGTGCGTAACCGTCCCGGCGCCGCCCGTGTACTGCGGGATGTTGAGAGTTCCGGCGCTGTACGTTGCCGCTCCGCTTGTTCCGGTCGTTGTCAGAGTAAATGCGGTGCAGGAGGTGAGCGTTCCCGAAGAAGGCGTCCCGAGCGCACCGCCGTTGACGACGAATGCACCAGCAGTTCCGGTATTGATGCCAAGCGCCGCGACGACGCCGGTTCCTGTCGCGGTTACCTTGATGTCTGCCGATCCGGCGCCGAGCACAACCGAATCGAGCGTCAGCGCCCCGCCCGTGTGGGTGACCGTTCCGCCACCCGAAGGAACGGTGAACGCGCCTGTGCCATCAAGATATTTCGTCGCATCGGCAGGGAGTACGACGCTCGTCAGGTTGTTACTAGCGTCGGTGAGCGTGACGGCTGATGCCGTCAGCGCGTCGTAGTGATACAGCCCGGCGCCAAACCAGCAGCTATAGTTCGTGCCGCCCGCGGTCTGGTCCTCGACCTTAATTCCATAGCCCTCGGTCAGTGTGCCACCTGAAACGGAAATACTCTGCCCCCTGACCGCATAAGCGGCGTCGACCGTACCGCTAGTAACACCAACGTTTGAGTTGACTCCGACTAGATTGGAAACGCTTCCAGCGCCGTTGTAGCTAATATCGAAATCAAGACAGAAAATGTTTTGTGCCGCTCCGTTTCCAGAAGCATCCAGTTCCAGTCCTATGCCGACGGGATTGTTGCCGGAGGATGCGACAAAAAAGAACCCGGCTGCAGCAGAATTGGCAGTCGTATTCTTTGCTACGTTGATGCCCGCTGCTGGGAGCGGTATATCCCCAATGCCAACACTCTGATTCGTTTTGTCGTAACTAAACCCGGAATTCCCGCCGAACGTGCTCGAATCGTTGAACTGAACCTGGGTGTCCAAACCTCCGGGCGTGCCGCCACCTCCTGCGTACTGCGGGATGTTGAGCGTGCCCGAGACATAGGTCGCCGCGCCACTCGTACCCGTCGTCGTGAGCGTGAACGCCGTGCAGTTGGTGAGAATGCCGGATGCGGGCGTGCCGAGGTTCGGCGCGACGAAGGTGAGGCCGGGAACTCCGGCGATGTCGCCGATCGTCGCCTTGAGCGAGGTTCCATCCGCATCCTGCTGGAGCTCGAGGACGTCGGTGATCGACGGCGTGCCGCTTGCGATGCCCCAGATTCTGATGTTTGCCATTGTGATCCTAGCTCGATCCGTAGCCCGCGAACGTGGTGAACACCCCAACGCCGGTAAGGGAGAACGTCTGCGTCGTCAGCAATGTGGCTCCGCTGAATACCTTGAAGGTACAGGTGCCGACGCCACCAAGTTCCTGCGCGACATTGAACCCGACGGATAGTACTGAGGGGGAAAAGGTTATGGTCATGCTGCCCGCATGGCAACAGGGATAGACCCCAGTCGGGTCGCCGAGGGTGGGCCAATAGCCGATGTCGGCTACCTTGATGAGTGCGCCGCTAGTACTGGTCACCGTGAATCCGGTGAACACCCCGCTAACGGTGAAGTCCTGATTCGCTGGAGCGATTCCGGCAAATGTCTGCAGAGTGTTCGACGGATGGTCGGTGAGAAACGTCGTCTTGTTGTTGTAGAAGCCAGTCGCGCTCCCGGAGTTTCCGAAGTAAAGGTTTGAGACAAGAGCGTTCGACGCCTCGTCGGGGATGTCGAGCGTGATCTTCGTGATCGGACTCGTCGGTGGGGGCGGACCTCCGTCTCCGATGCACACCTGTCCGATCAGATCTACCGGCCAGCCGTGGACGTAGTGGTCGATGGCATTGATCGCGGTGAAGCACATATGGCCCGCCGCGTCGCCGAGCACGCCGTCGTTGTAGAAGCGCGAGCCGAGCGCGGGCGGATCGTCGATCAGGGCGCAGAGGCGTCCGGTCGCGGCGTCTCTGGCAAACCCGTCCTGAAAGGAAGCAGTTGCCGGGACCGCGCCGGTCAGGATGTAGAGCGTCGTCCCGTCTACTGAGAAGCGGATGCCCGCGAGATAGGGGTCGGCAACGTCGGGAGCCGTGTCGGACACGACCGCGCGCCCTGTCGTTGAATCAACGGGCAGGCGGTTGATGAACGTCACGGCAATCCCCAAAAAAGCGCGGGTAGCGGTGGCTGACCCCCTCCCCGCGCGGAAACCCCCGGACTTTCATCCGGGGGCGAGAGGCACGCGGTTATGGCGTGGTGACTGCCGTCGAGGTCAGGAACGCATAGTCGCCCTCGACCAGCGCGACGCCGGTTTCGTTCGTCCAAGAGTTCCCGCTGCCCGATGAGGTCGTCACGCCGTCCGTTCCGATGCCGATCGTGCCGGAGCTTGTGACCCCGGCCGATGCGACCCGGGCGAACTTCGCCAGATTGCGGCCCGCGACCGGGGTGCAGGTCAGCGTCATGCCAAGAGCGAATGGCGCGGTGGCGTCGGACGCCGTTCCGACAGTGGTCGTCGGCTTCCAGACATGGTTGGGCGTTGCGCCGATGATGGGGGAGTCAATGCTCATTTCAGATTCCTTTCAGTCGATTGGCGGCAACGATCAGGCGTCTGCCCTGACACCCTGGAACTGCGACCCGGAAACCGTGAGGTTGCCGGCCCATGCGAGCAGTTGCACGACGGCGTCCTGATTGACGCTGTAACGCTTGCTCGGGTCGAGCGGTACGAAGTTGCGATCACGGTGCGGGCGGAGGAACAGGTACTTCGTGTTCAGCATGTACATCGTGCTGACCGGGGCGAAACCGCCGATACCGCCGTCGAGCACCACGTCGGCCTGCATGAACTTGACCGTCGGGAACCCGAGGTCCGCGAGCTTGGAATCGGTGAACCGCTGGATCGCTTGGAGCGACGCCATGTAGAGCGCCCAGTAGGCGTTGTCCATCATGATGAGGTCGATGTGGTCCGCACCACGGACACACTTGGCGTAGAGCGCGTTCATCGCCGCCTGGATGGTCGTCGCCGTCAGCGCCGAGCCGCCGACCGAGTACTGGTTCTGCCAGAACGTCCACGTCTGGCGGTCGATGCCGCCGTAGGTGCCCGAGGTCGGCGTCTTGGAGACGGCGGTCAGGAGGCCGGTGATCTGCTTCCCGCCGTTGGCGGTGCCGTCGGAATAGAGGCCGGCGGCAATCAGGTTCTGCATCGTCGCCTCGCCGACCTTGATGCGGGACTCCATGAGGTCGATGATCTGTTCCTTGCTCGAGTTCTGCAGCATCTCGAGGCCCGACATCGTGATCGCGCAGGCGGCTTGCTTGATGTCGTACTGCGCGGCGGAGATCACGTCCTGCGCGCCGATGGGAAGGGCTTCGTAGCCCGAGTACCAGCCGGCGTTGCCGTTCTGCTGGAACGAGAGCTCCTGCAGGATGACGTTACCGCCCCCGAAGGGCTTCACGTTCCCCTGCTCGCGCAGCTTGTAGAGGATGGCGTTGTTCTTGGTGACGTTATCCGCGATCTGGCCGGTACGGCTCTGGATCGTCGTGGCAATGACGTCGGAAATTGCGGCGTTGGCGAATGCCATGATGCGCTCCTAGGGTTGGTTGTTCACAACCTCGGAGGCTGGCCGCAACGATATGCGGTGCTGGAACCCGGTGGCTCGCTCTAGGCAGTCCGGTTTCCTGATGAGGACAGACAGGACGATAGACTCCAATTATCGCCCTGTCAAATTACGGCGCTATTTCCCGAGAATGCGATTCGCCTTGGCGACGATGGTCTGCCGGAGCGTGGGCGAGAGCTTGCCCTTGTTGACCATCTGGGTTGCCCTTGCCTTTGCGTTTGCGGCGTGGGCCTTGTCCGGCATCGGATAGGCTTTGCGGCCCGGGATGCCGAAGGTCGACTTTGGCAGGCTGTTGCGGGCGCTTGTCGTGAGTTTCGCCATTGTTTGCTCCAGATCAAGGTCCGGCTGCGGCCGGCGTATTGGCGTTGATCGCGTCCACTACCTTCTGTTTGTTCGCCTCGACCCCGGCGAATACCGCATCCACCTTGGCCTGCACCGCGGGCGGTAGCGTCGTGCCCGACAGGGCGTCGGCCAGTTGCTGCTTCAGGCCGGCAACCAAGACCGACAGGCTGTCGATCTGCGTGCCTTCATCCGTTACGTCGGCCAGAACTTCGTCCAATGTCGCCATGATCTTTCCTTGGTTGTGCAGCAGTTGATGAAGCAGCGCCAGCACTCGCTCGCCGTCGCCGTCGTGTACGTGCAGATGGATCTCTGCTCGTATCTCCATACTACTCTCCGAACGCGCGCTCGATGGTGGCGCGAAGCGATTCCCCGCCCGGAGCCACTTGCCGGACCCCGGCGCCGTTCGGAGCGCCACGGATGGCGGTTCCAGCCGCGCGCTGCGCCTTTTCTGCCTGCGTGCGGCTCTGGTACTCGCGGTCGATGAGCGTCTTGCGAACGTCCGCGTGCATCCCGACCGCCATGTCGTAGGCGCTGCGGAGGTCGCGGGCGACGTTGTTCTCGATCAGGAGCGCCATGATGCCGCGCACCTGCGGGAAGAACTCGTTCTGCGGGTCGGCGGCGAAGGAGGAGAATTCCTGCTGCGTCTGCTGCACTGTCTGCTGCTGCATGGCGCTGCTGCCGTACATCTTCTCTGTGAGGAGGTTCGCGGCCTGCGCCTCTGCCTTGGCGAGGTCGATGTTCACGGGTTGACTCAGATCAACGCCGTACTGTTGCGCGAGCGAGAGGATCATGGCCTTGCGGTACTCCGGCCCACCCGTCCGCAACTGGTGCGCGGTCTGCAAGAGCGTCCGCATGGCGGTGATCGGCGTCGCCCCTTCGGCCTGGAGCTGGTCGGCATAAGGCACGAACTCGTTCAGCACCGCCTCTGCCACGTTCCCGCGACGAGCAACCGCCTCGAAGCCGTGCTGCAGTTCCTGCTCGCGCTGGTGGAGGTAGGGGCGGATCTCGGCCGGAACCTTGTCGTAGAAGGGCCGCATCTCCGCCTTCCACGACTGCGGCGGCTCGTTGAACTGGGGGGCAGCGGCACCGGGAGGCGGAGGCGGCGCGATGGCAGGAGCGGGAGCCCCCGGGGATGCCGGCGCCGTTTCTCCCGGTGCGCTGCTTTTCTTCGGCAGGAACCGGCCCGAGGCATCGCGTTCCCGCCCGTCAGTGGGCGCCTCGAGCGGCAGGGATTCCTGCGCGGGTGCTGCTTCGGGCTTGGCCGGAGCGTCCGGCGTGACGATCTTGTCGAACGAAGTCTCGATCGTGTTCGTGAGTTGCTGCGCGTCGTTCTGCGGCAGCACGTCTTCCTGCAGCGTGACGTCGTTCGGGTCGGCCATTCTCTATCCTCTCGCTTTGCCGGTGCGGATTGCCCGGTCGGTGTATTCCCACATCATCTCGCGCATCTGCACGCGCTCTCTCGTTTTCTGGTAGCGGTCCTCGACCTTGTGGCCGGCTACTTCGTGCGTATGAACGACGCCATGCTTTCCCATATGCTCGCGCAGAGCCGACTGAGAGTTGATAACGCTCCCGTCGATGGGGGAGACGAAGGGGGCAATGTCGTCACGTATGGCGGGCGCCTCCGATACTGCGCCGCGCGTAACTTCCACGAAGCTCTTTGATACGGGGTCATAGCGAAATGTCCTCCGCGCCATCATTCGCCCTCGGCCTTGCGCTCGGCAGCCGATTCGCGCTGTTCGTGCGCGGCATCGGCCTCGTTCGCGTTCGTCTCCTTCGCCTGCTGGAGGCTCATCTGGTGAGCCTGCTGGCTCTGCTGCATGTCCTGCTGGTGCTGCGCGTCGGCCTGCGCCATTTCCTGCGCGCCCTGCACGATGTCGCCCTGCATCTGCGCGGATTGCTGCACGGCCTTCTGCGCGGCGGCGTCTCTGGCGACCTGCGCCTTGACCTGCGCCTGGATGAGAATGGCCTGCACTTCCGCCATCGTCTTCTCGCGGAACGCCTCGAGCTCGCCCTGGACCTTCTGGGTCTGGAGCGCCATCTGGTTCTGCATCTTCTGCATTTCCATCTGCATCTCGGCGTTTTTCATCTGAAGATCGCTCTGCTGCGCCTGCTGATCGCTCTGCGCCTTGGCCTGAATCGCCATCATCTTCGGGTCCTGCTTCGGCGGCGGCGGGTTGGCCTTCATGTCGTCGAAGGCGGCTTCGATCACGCCCTCGATGTCGCGGCCAACCCTGAACCCGCGGATGCCGAACATGAGAAGGGCTTCGGCGATCGGCATGAACTGCGGATTCCCCTCGACCGCGGGGATGGTGGCCTGCAGGAACTGGGTGATGCCGGTGATGAACTCGTTCCGCGCCGCGCGCTCGGTGTCGAGGTCGGGCTGGACGAGGGTGTCGGAGGCGATCTCTATCCGGTAGTCGGCAAGACGCCCCTGCCGCAGCAACTGCAGCGCCTGTCCCACGATGCCCATCGGCGCGGGCGGCTGCATCGGCGGGGGCGGCACGCCCGGATTCATCGGGACGACGTTCGGGGGCGCGGGCAGCATGCCGCCCTGAGGCGGCGGGCCCGGCGGGGCCATCGGCGGGGCTTGCTGCTGCTGCATGCGCGCGGCCATGGCGGCCTGCGCGTCCTTGATCGCCTTCTGTCCGTCCGGGGACTGCATGATCGCGGACTGCTGCACCAGCGTCTGGTCATCGAAGAATTCCACCATGACGTGCGCCATCAGACGCAGGATGTCGGTGACGAAGCGGGCGAGGTCCTGTTTGAGCGCGTCGAGCCGCACGGAGGCGAACTGCGCCTTGATCTTCTGCGCGCCGAGGGTTTCGTTCGGGTTCGATGCCCCACGGATGATGTCGGAGAGTCCCGTGATCTGGTAGATGTCCTGAATCAACTGCTGGCGCACGTTGAAGAGCTGCGTCACCGTCTCGATGATGGTGTCGAGCGGCAGGAGGTCCATCGTCCCCTTGATGCCGCCCTTCTCGGCGAACGCGGCCCAAGTGTCGACGGGGATCAACTGGTTGTCGACCCCTTCGGTGAACATCCGCTGGATGCCTTCCTGCCCCTGATCGTAGACGCCGACGACCTTCAATGCCTTCACCAGCATCTGCAGGCGCTGCGTGAGCGTGTCGATCTCGTCCGCCTGATCCTGATACATGACGTAATCGGGAACGGGAACGAGGTTGCCGGTGGTGTTGGTGGCGAATAAGGGCTTCGGACAGGGAAAGAAGCCCGGAAACTTCGTCGGGTCGTCCTTCTCATCGAGCAGGTCCGACCATTGCAGCGAGATCCAGCAGACTTTGGAGGTCCGCTTGTCCCAGATTTCGTAAATCTTGGCCTGCTTGAAGACCAGATGCTTCGGCTCGTCGGTTTCGACGGTCGAGTTCGACGCGTTCGGGTGCCGCGCGGGGACGTAGTCGAGCGGAATCTGGTCGCCAACTTTCGGGAAGCGGGCTTTGAGTTCGTCCCGCGTCATGTAGATGATGCGCCACAGCGCCGGCACCTCTTCCCACGTCCGGCTCGGCACGAAACCGAAGTCTTCCCAGTAGACGAAGTCGACGGCGGCGATGTTGCCGGCCAACTTCGCGTAGTAGTCGTTGTCGAGCGTGCCCGTCGGACTGTCCTGCGCCTTCTGGTATCTGACCCACGCGCAGCCCATACCGGGGAGAAGGCGATCCTGCAGCGCGTTCTTGATCGCCGGATGAAAGTCCGACTGGAAGCAGAGCTGGAAGTCGAGCGAGCGTTCGAGAATGAGTGCGGCGACGCGCGCGACCTGATCGGGGTCGGTGAAGCGGCGCATGACGATCGGCTGCGGCGGGCGACCGTACACCGCGGGCATGGTCGTGTTGATGATCGACCAGAGCATGTTGTACTTCTTGACGTTGATGCTGATGCCCTGCTCGGCGCGGGTGTCGCGGTAGCGGTTGACGACCCGGGTCGCCCGCTCGCGCCACTTCTCCATCTCCTTCTCGCAAGCCTTGACCTCCATTTTCCAGTAGGTGCAGCGGCCTTTGGAATCGTTGCCGAAGTCGGCATAAGACTCGACGGGGGTGTTGACGCCGTGGTTGGTGGCGGCATCGGTAACGTAGGCGGTGTTGCCGGGCGTCATGGCGACTCCACTGGCTGCGGTTTCATGCGGTTGAGCAATTCCTGATCCCAGATGACGTGGTTCATCGTGCCCTGACCGGCATAGCGCGAGCCGGCGTCAAGGTAGGACACACCGGGGATGCCGAGCGACTGCAACGCATCCGCTCCCCCGAGCGCCGAGTAGAGTTGCTCTCCAGTTGCGCTATTGATGTCCCTGTACGGATGGCCGGCTCGCAGCCCCGTTCCGGCCCCATAAGTCGGCGCTTTTTCTGCAATGGCCGAGGAAAGAGCGTCCTTCACCAGTTGCGTCTGCTCGCTCAGCGGCTTGTCCCATTGCAACATCCGAGGCAGCACTTCGTCGGGCAGATCCTGCTGATACATCTTGCCGAGCTTCCCAAATGTCGCACCAGAGTCCTTCCAGTTGCGAAGCCATTCGACCGCTGCCTTCGGGTCTTGCATGATCGAGGGCGACTTGCTGATGTTGTCGATTGCTTTCTGAATAGGATCACTGACTCCGGGCGCTCCACTCAGATAATGCACATAATTCAATGCCTGCTGTGCGGCGCCGGGACCAACATTCTTGTCCATGATCTCTCCGGTCGGATAACGCATGCCCACGCCGCCGAGCATATCGCTGTAGCTCTGCGCTGTCGCCGGATTCTCGGCAAAGTAGATGCCATGTCCATATGACTGCGCGCCCTGTCCCGTTCCGACCTTGCTCAGATCGTAGGCGTCCACCGAGTGCGGCGTGCCATGGTAGGTCACGACGCCGGCCATGCCGATCGGAGCGAAACCCTGCGCGGTATTGAGCATCGACTCCCGATTTGCTGGATTGCTCGCATCCTCGGCGATCTGCGCGCCGAAGCGGTCAGCAAGTTCACCTGGGTTAGAGAGAAGGCTTGCAAGATAGTCCCTGCCGATGCGTTTGGCCGAGTCGATGGAGGACGTGAGGTTTCCAATGGAAGCATTGCGGCGCATCTGGTCAAGCGCGCCGGGAATGCTCGATATCGCATCGACTGAAGCCGAACCGCGGGCAAGAAGCTGCGCGAGGTAGGACTTCCAGTCGTCCATGCTCAGATTCTCCGCAGAACTTTCATTGTGATGGCGCGATGGGACTGATACTCGGCACTCAGCAACGAAATGAACCTTTGGATTACCGCTTCATAGCGGGTTCCGAACTTTCGCTGCTTTGCTCGTTTCATTTAGATTCTCCGGTCGAGCGGGCGGGCAACGGTCGACCAGAGGTCGGCAAGACGGACGTTTCCGCCGAAGGGCTTGGTCGCATCGTAGGCCGTTTCGGGGAACTCGTACACGTTATCGGTGCGCCGGGGTTTGACCTGCCCGCCGACCACACCCCGAAGGACGTTGGCGAGGGCGTCGACCACGTCGTCGTGGAGGCCGTCGGGGAAGTGGACGAACTCGCTGACGAGATCCGAGAGCCACGGAGCGGCGACCGGGAAGTAGACCCGTCCCGCCTCCAAGGCGCCCTGCAGCGGTCCCGCCTTCGCCTCCTTGTTGCCCACCCGGCTGAGCTTGAGGAATCGCGGGTGCAGGCCGGCGGCGTGGAGTTTCTCCATGATGTAAGGAGCGGAGGCCTGGACGATATTGTCGTGCTCGCAGAGGTAGGCCGAGACGTCGCGGTGGCGCTGGAGGAGGGTGACGAGAGCGGCGACCGATTCCTCGATCGGGGCCTGCTTCCGCCAGAGGTCGACCAGATAGTATTCGTCGAGCCCCAAGGAATTGCGGATGACGCCGACGACGACGTGGACGGTGTAGTCACCGGCGCCGGCGGAAAGGGCGAAGTCGCTCGCGGCGACGAGCCGGCTCCGCAACGGCATGTCCATCGGGGTGAAGGTGCGCTCCAGCCATTGCGCCTGGAAGAAGTTCCCGAGCTCCGCCACCGGGTCATTGAGGTAGAGGCACCTCCAGACGCGAGGGCCGACGGCGACGCGGGTGCGCTCGAGTTCCACGAGCGGGTACATCTCGGGCCACAGCGCGTTTCCCTCCTGGTCGATCGCCCGGAAGTGGAGGTGCCGGTACGCCTCGCCCCCAGCCTCCATCTCGCGGATGACGGTGCCGGTGAGGTCGTCCAACGCCCATCTTGTCGCGGTGATGCAAAGCCGCGCCTGCGGCGCCTGGCGGGTGAGGAACACGGAGCGGAACCATTCGACGAGGGCGGCTTTGACGATGGCACTCGACGCCTCGGTTGCGTCCTTGATGCTGTCGTCCACGACCCCCCAGTGGAAGCCGCGGCCGGTAAGAGCGCCCCCGCGGCCGATGAAGAGCGCGCCCCCGCCCGCCATCGTCCGCATGTTGTCGATCGATTGGCTCGCCTCATCCAACTCCAGCGTCTCGAACACTTCCTTGTACTCAGGACTCCGGAGGAGATGCCGAAACTGCCGCCCGAAGGTCTGGGAGAGCTCCGCCCCGTAAGAGGCGACCACGATGTCCCAGTCGGGGTGACGGCCTAAGATCCAGGCAGGGGCGAGGATCGAGGTAAGCAGGGACTTGCCTGACCGCGGAGGGCTGGAGACTAATAGCCTGCGGTTATCGCCGCGTTCGCAGCGTTCGATTTCCTCAATGATCTCTTCGTGGTGGGCGGCGAAGATGTAGCCCGGCCGTACCCACCTTATGAAATGGCGCAGGCTCTTCTTGGCGAGTCGCCGGGCAAGGAGGAGACAGGCGGCCTCCGCCGGCTGGAGTTCGGAGACGAGCCTTCCGCGAACCTCCAGAGCGCGCACGAAGGCGACTTCGGCCTCAGTGCGGGTCAAGCCGCCGAATTCAAGGTCGGCCATCAGTCAGAGAAGAGCGCGAACGCGGACGGCAGCAGCCAGAGAAAGACCGCCAGCAGATACCACGGCCACTCCATCCCGTAGTGATAGAGCAGCAGACAGGCAATGAACAGCGTCATCGCACTGCACAAACCCGTTTGGTATAAACCCGTGTTATCGACATCCCATACCCCTTGGTTGCGTTGCAGCAAAAAGCCCCATCAGCCGTATTTTTTGATTTTGCAGGCCGATTTTCCTGGGGATTCACTTCTGTCCTTCGCTCGTAGGGGGGGTGTCTTTCGGTAGGAAGGAGGGAATGTCCGGTACGACCAAGGGAGGTAGATCCAGAATTATTGGCTGCTTGGGTGAGGGACTGAGTGGTCCGGTTCCGCTCGGAGTCCCGGCCTCGTCGCCCGCTGACGGGGGGCTCTCTTTCATGGGCTCCAGGGTGACCACTGGCAGGGGAGCGGCAGGCGACCGCATCATCGCCACTATGTCCGCTTCGGTCAACTCAGATGCGCGTGACATATCCGTAAGTGGCGAGAGCATCAAGTGCTTAGGTGCATCCCCCCATCCACGCTGGAGGATCATCGCTGCGGCCCGTACTCGCAGTTCCATGTCCTCCCGACGGTCATTCATCACAGCGGCTAGCAGGCGTGCAGCGTCTTCGGTGTAGTCCCTGAACAGTTGCCATAGCTGGCGCCCGTCGGACAGCCTGGGAACCGATCCTCGGCCGTTGCCGCTGCCTTTCTTACCCCAGCGCGGGTGAGCCTGTCCTTTCTGGAATGGACGACCAACGACCCGTTTAGCGCCAGTAGCGGACGTTTCCATGGGCGCAAGCGTACCACTGTGGCACAAGCATGCAATGCCCCCTAGTGCTCGTCAGGCATTGTTGTTGCGTACGGAGTGCCTACTGCAAAGCCTAGGTCTACGCCTGTGCTCTGCTGCCACTACTTCCCAGGATGATTGGGTGATAGTGAATGCTTACCAACGTGCCGTAAATCGTCACAGTGACGGCGTAGGGCGTCACATGGGTGTGGATAGTTAGTCGAGAGTGACTCGTGCTTTGTTGAATATCAGGCACTTAGCCTGTTGATTGTTTCTGGTACGGGTGTCGCATAGGTATGGGCGTAGGACCGATCAACTATCAGGACGACACCAAATGATCTTAACTAACCCGAATCAACCGACCAAGGGGGAATCGACCATGACACAAGCCTACAGTGATCCGAGCAGGGAATCCGATCCTCATGCGTTGCCCGACGTGGAAGTGTTCTACAAGCAACGTGGCGACGTTTACGACGGCGCCGCATTGCCCGATGCTGGTTGGTATTACTGGTACTGCTTCCCTGGTTGCCTGCCCGATTCGGACCCGATCGGCCCGTTTGAGACCGAGGCCGAGGCGAAGGCAGCGGCGCAGGAAGATTCGCAATCATGAGCGCGCTAACACGGCTCGAGCTCTACACCGCGGCGCTGTGCATTGTCGCCGTGATTATCGCCAACCTAATCGCAAGGGGTTAGACCATGAAAAGCTTAGAACAGTTTGATGTCGAAACCGCAAAAGCACGCGCCAAGCTAGAACGCGAACACGCCATAGCCGCTACGCTTCCGGCATTGCCTGACGCGCCGTCCATCATGGCGTTCGACCGCGAACCTTGGGTTTCCTACGAGGTTAAGACGATGGCGGATGCGCTCAGTATCATGCGCGCATTCGGTGAACTTGATTTCCTGTCGGCGCGGGAATCGGGTTGTCTGTCAATCGGTCGCGCCGATGGTCACGGCAAAGACTACGCGAACGCCAAAGAACGATGGGAGATCCCGCAAGGAGTCGAGCTCCGCCAGCGTGGCGGGCGCGGATTCTACACGGCGGAACTCGTTTTCTATCCGTTGACGCCAAGGGTCAAGGTTAGCGTCAAGATCGAACAGTTCCCGTACCAGTTCCGGGCACATATGGACGCGAATTACTCGCGCCATGGCGAAGTATCTAGCGCGAAGCTGAATGAGCCTAACGCATTGCTCGGAATGTATACGGAGCGCGTCAAGTTCAACGGCGGATTGCCGGACGCTTTCGATCTTCGATACTACTTCAGCGGGCCGGATCACGTCGCCGACCTCATCAACATTCTTCCGCAAAAGGTGACAGCATGAGCGCGGACGTCTATATAACAGATGCTGCCGCGGTATTGCTTTGGCGCAATGAAGCATTTCGGCTGGAAAGCGTCGTCGCCGATCTTGTCGCGGCGCTGGAACGGTTGTTAGTTGAAGCGGGACAGGGGTCACGCAAAGGCCGCGCAATTGACTTGCTAGACCGCCAAACCGTCGACCAAGCCCGCGCCGCCATTGCCCGCGTCAGGGGGGAATGATGATGACCGACCATTACAAACAGGTCTGCGCCATTGACGGCGCAATACGGAATCTGAAGCTCGTCCGCGATGCGCTCGCCGAGGCAAAGGCCGCCCCCAAACTGTTGCGGCGCATTCGGTCCGACCTGAAGTCTGCGGAAGGGGCGCGCAATCATGCGCGCGGGAAATGGTTGCGCGAGCAATGGAGAAAAGATGCAACCCAACCCTCCCACCCCGCTTGAGATTCGCCGCGAGCGCACCAGGCGGGCGGCTAAGTCTCCCTGACCCTGATGTTGTGAAAATGCAACATCATCTTTGCTGGTCACTGTGAACGAATCCGCCCGTTGATCTGGGCTTCCGCAGCGGTTGGGCATCCAGCTGAAACGGGCGGTATTTCCACAACGGGCAGACCGTCACCGTGCAATGCCTTATCTCGTCGATGTCCAGGCAGCAGCAGTCCAGGCACTTGGCCTTGATCGCCTGCCGGGGGCTGGCTGCGCCCGACTTTGCCCGCTCGATGACGCCATCATATTTGCTCATCCGGTTATTTCCTCGATGTAGACGTTGACGGCCCCCGGAATGCCCTTGACCCGGATCAGGCGCAAGTCGTCGATCAGGCAGTCATCCTGATAGACGCCGGCCCACTGCATGGAGTCGGAGAGGGTTTTCCACGCATTGTCCAAGTCCCGTTTGCGTTTGTCGGGCGGGCTGAAGTGAACCGTCACCCGCAGGCGGCTGAACAGGGTGCATTTCCTCCCGCTCTTGTGCGCTGCCGCAAAGACCGTGCTGCGGTATCGTTTCGCTTCGGTCGTCAGGTAATGGCTCCCGTTGCGCGTGTGCTTGGTCGCGTGGTTCCCCGTCGGCGGCCACGGCAGCTCCAGCACGAGGCCGCTCAATGCTGCCTCTTGCTTGCTATCGCTGCGGCTATACGCTCGCGGTAGGCGCTCATCTCCTCACCGGGACGGGCATAGAGTCCGAGCCCCTTGGCGACCTCATGCGTTGCCTCGGGACTCCGCCACCAACCCGCCCCCACAGGCATCGGTGGCGGGGTCACATCCGGGGATTTGCGGAGCCAGTTTCGGGTGAACGTCCAGAAGTACGTCGGGCGTTTATGCGGGTGCGCCAGTAGCCACAGGTGCATCTTGGCGAGCTCGGTGTCGACGTCCTTGGTCGGCCATGCCTGGTGCAAGGCGCGGATCGTGATGTCGTTCAGTTCGACGACGCCGTTCTTGGCCTGGAGGGTGATCATGCCCGTTCCGCCTCTATGATCGCCCGCCCGATGATTTCCGCGATTTGCGGGACGATTGAATTGCCGAGGCATCTAAGGCGGTCCATCCTATTGGGAATCCCATCCTCTTTTCCCATTCTTCCGGCGACGTATCCAAACCCCGGCATCCCGGCCACTTCTGCATGGAAGGGCAACTTTGGTTTGCCGCCGCGGTCGGTGTGGCCGAGAATCCAGTTGCGCCTCCGCCTGTGGTCATGTCCAACGGCACAAGCTGGAATCTCGAGGATCGCCGTCCGATAGCCCAATGCAACCAAGTCAGCCTCCAAGTTGGCGAGGACCACGCCGTTGAGGTGAGCAACGTTCTCACCAATAACCCAAGATGGCCGGAGATTTTCAATAACTCGGCGCATTTGCGGCCAGAGGTAACGGTCATCTGCTGTGCCAGTTCGTCGGCCCCGGCTTGCGGAGGAAAAAGGTTGGCATGGGAATCCGCCGCAGACGACATCGGGGATTTCGACATACGCCGTGTCAACGTCATTGATGTCCCCAATGTTGACGACATTGGGCCAGTGCTTCCGCAGGACGGCGCTGGCGTAGGGGTCGATCTCGGATTGCCAGATGACGCGCATTCCGGCCCGCTCGAGTCCGAGGTCGAATCCTCCGATGCCGCTAAAGAGTGAGCCAACGGTAAGCATGGGTTATCCACAGCTTTGCTCATAGCTCCGGCTCTTTCCCTCCAGATAGGAGGTACTCGTTAGCCCTCTGGGCGGCTAGTGCCGCACGGGACCGGGTTGACAGCCGGAGTCAGCGCCCGGATTTGTGTCCCCATAGTCCGCTGCTCCCCTACCGCCGTTAGCCTCGACGGGAACCTTACCGCACAAATGCAAAAGCCCGATACTGCTGCGGATCGGTTGGCCGATCGGGCGATGCTAGGCATCGCCGACTCCCGGATTGCTCCGAGACCAACCCGCATGAGTATCGGGCTTTATCGCTGCGGCCAACAGCACCTCCACTTTGATCTACATCAATGCGATTTGTCAAGTGCCCCGTGAGCGGCCCCATACCCGGGCTGATTTCTGAATAGTCTTGACAGGCATGATGGCTTGACTATAACATTAGGCGTCTGTCAACAGGAGGTGTCGAAATGGCGAAACGTGGCGAGAAGCTTACCCCTCTTCAGCGCGCTCTGGCAACCCAATCGCGCAAGCAGGACATATCGCAGGAACAGATAGACGTGGCCCATGCGTGGATGCAGGACAAAATCGGCATGACGCAGGCAGCAACCGGACTAGACGAACCGAGGTCGGGAACGGTTCTCTACAAGATCGCTTGCTATCTCCGCGAGAGCTATCGGCGCGGGCAGCTGGTCATAAAGTGACGGCGAGCGCCGTCACAATGTGACGTGGAGCGTCACTTTTTCGGGCACAGGACTTGCTATAGGGTGCCGTTTTGTGCCGGGCACGGTTATCGCTTTAGGGTAGGCATGTACGAAGCCAACGACCTTGAGAAGCTAGTGTTCCCCGGACCCATGTCACCGGGGCTGACGCTCCGCGACTACTTCGCCGCTGCGGCGCTGATGGGAATGCACGCGAGGGACACGTTCGATCCGGGCCAAGCGACGCCACAGAAGCGGGCTCATCTTTGCTACATCGACGCCGACGCAATGCTGAAAGAGAGGGAGAAATGAAAGACCACCCGAACTACAGACCCATCGACCCGCGCCATCGCATCATCGGCAGGCATTCCAACTTCGACTCGCACGAACAGTGGACGTTCGTCCGCGTCCACAATCCGCGGCTCTACCGCAAGGACTTCCGGCGCGACTGGACGGTCGATCGCGTCGTGTTCGTCATCATGGCCGTGCTGCTCGCTCTGGGCTTGCTGGCCGTCAACCTGCCGGCGGCGTGATGAAGCGTGAACCATATCCGCCGGTCGAAGACCTCCAAGCCGCCTATGTTGCGGTAGCAAAGCTGATCGCTTGGTATCAGGGAAAAGGGCGCACCAAGCCGGAATTCATCACCGCAGCGAATGTTCCGATCGTCAACTCTCTTTCGCTGTCTCTACTTCTTATTGACGTGATGATTATCAAAATGAGGCTCTGATGAGCGATCAGCCGAAGTTCTGCCGTGACTGCAAGTACGGAAGCGAACAAGTCAGGGTCGATGGCAAAGATGCCCTGTGCGGCCATGAGAACGCCGTAATGGTTGGATCGGATTACGAGGTCACCGGGGCGCCCGAAGATCGGAAGTTCTATTCCTGCGTCGCAATGCGCGCCGGCATCTGCAAGGAAGGAAAACTCTGGGAGCCTAAAGATGCACACGCATGACGAGATGGACTTCATCGACGAACGGGACTGGCAGTTGCAGCAGAAGATGGATGACGAGGCAGAGCAGTTAAGGTACAGAGAAATACTGCGCCGCATTTCGGAAGGCGTGCCAGTCAGCAAGGACGACGTAATTCAGCTCTGCATCGCTTGCGGGATTGACAAGCGCGACGTGTTCTAGTGCAGACGATCGGCGAAGGCCTCAAGCAATGGCTCGATGACTTCTATCGGCACGAGGCTTACCAACGTGAACGAGATCAAGAAAGGAAGGAACGAATGGGCAGGTACGCAACAGAGGGCGGCGGGGGGTCGGACTTCAAACCCGCGCCGGCAGGGACACATCTCGCACGGGCATTTCGACTTATCGACCTCGGCACCCACCACGGCGAGTGGCAGGGCGCGCCGACGGTCAGGAATCAGGTCTTCATCGGATGGGAGTTGCCCGACGAGCTCGACTCATTCGGCGACAAGATGCAGCCCTACACGGTCGGGCGGTTCTTCACCAATAGCCTCTCCGAGAAGTCGAATCTGCGGCCCCTGCTCGAATCCTGGCGCGGCAAGGCGTTCAGCGTCGAGGAACTGATGAAGTTCGACCTCGAGACGATCGTCGGCCAGCCCTGCATGCTCACCGTCGTCCATGAGCAGAAGGACGGCAAGACGAAGGCAAAGGTGGTGAGCGCCGCCAAACTCCCGAAGAACATGACCGCCCCGCCGCAGATCAATCCGAGTCAGGTGTTCTGGATCGACGAGTGGAACAGCGCCACATTCGAGCAATTGCCCGAAGGCTTCCAGAAGATCATCAAGGAATCCGACGAGTATAAGCAGCGCATGATGCCGGCAAGGAATGGCAATGCGCCCCCGATCGACGACGACGATTCAATCCCATTCTGACCATGAAAACCTGTCCCGAGTGCGGCAAGCCCCAGGGTACGTTCGGCACCAACTACCCGAGCAAGAAGGAACTCCATCTGTCCCAGGTGACGACCGGCGACGCCGTCGGCAGCACGGTCGGCGTCATGGTCTGCGACTGCGGGGGCAACCTCTTCATGGTGTTCTTCGATAACCGCAAGCTGCACATCCATTGTGACGGTTGCAACTCGTCCTATCAGGTGACGATGGTGAAAGACCTGCCGCAGCCGGAGCAGAAAGTCGACAATGTCTGATTACGCCTCCGAATCGGGCCACTGGTATAACCGCGACGGTACGCCGGCATACACCATCGTCGGCAAGACCGGAGAGCGTCCGACGACGCTCCGCGACGCCCGCAAACTCGATCTGCTGCCCGGCTGCACGAAGGTGATGCAGGAGGCATCGCGCCAAGGACTCGAGCGCTACTTTCAGCGGCAGATATTCAACGCCACCATCAGCTTGGTGTCGACCACGCTGCCTAGCATTGCCGAACACGATTCGCTGTTTGCCGAAGCCCTGAAGATGTCGAAGGAAGCAGGAGCCAAGGCCGCGGAGCGCGGGACCGAAATCCACGGCGCTTTGGAGCGGTCGAAGAAAGGCCAGAGCGTCGCCCCGCAGTTCATCCCCTGGTTGGGCGTCGTCCACGACGAGCTCGTTAAGCACTGCGGGCTACAGGTCTGGAAGGCCGAGCAGTCCTATGCCCACAAGTTCGGCTACGGCACGAAAGTGGATTTGCACAGCGCAAACTGGCTGATCGACTACAAGTCGAAGGATGACGAGGTGCGCGAGGACGTGCAGTTGTGGGACGAACACCACATGCAGCTTGCCGCCTGCCGCCTCGCCGCGGGCATACCGCAGGCGAGATGCGCGATCGTGTTCTTCGGCAGACAGACGCCGTGGGCGAAGTTCGTCGAGGCCGAGGAAGAGGATTTGCGCCGGGGTTGGGATATGTTCGAGGCGTTGCTCACCTACTGGCAGTCTAAGAACCGGATGGCGCGATGATCGAACTGACAGATGAGGATCGGGCGGTGATTGAGCGTCTTTGGGCAGATAAATCGCTGGATTGGCGGGAATTCGTTGTGGCCGTTTACGCCGCTGGCAAGTCAGCCCGCATAGCACCGTCGCAAGAAGAAGTGGAGGCGCTGATTGCGCGGTTACCGTGCGACGAATCCGAATGTATTGGTGCGCTTCGCCGTCTCGCCGCGCCCGCTGAACCGCCATGGCCCGATGACAATAAGTTGCCGGACCCAGAATATCCCAAGAAATGAGAACGCGCTGCCCCACCTGTGGCCGTATGCAGAAGCGTTCCAACGCGCAGAACGCGCTCCTGTGGGCGCTCCTGACCGAGATCAGCGAGCGGCTGCGAGTGGACGGCAGAGGGTTTGAGCCGCCGGTTTGGAGTGAATATTTCAAGCGCCGATTCCTGGGCGCGGAGGAGTTCAGACTACCGTCGGGCGAGGTGCTGATCGTGCCGCATTCGTCCGCCGACTTGGACGAGGCAGCGTTCAGCGACTACCTCTCGAAGATCGAGGTGTGGGCGTCCGACAGGAACGTGTTCCTGCCCGACCGTGAGGCCATGATATGAGCGAGAAGCGGACGCAGTGCGCGCAGATATTGGCGCATCTCCAGACAGGCGCTCACATTACGCCGCTGGAGGCGCTTGATCTGTTCAAGTGCATGAGGCTTGCCCCGCGCATTCACGACCTCAAGGCCATGGGTCACAAGATCGAATGCAAGATGCGTCACCAGAACGGGAAATACTTCGGGGAGTACTTCATACCATGAGCGTATTCGAGGACAGCACGACGAACGGCTGGCTGCGGCAGCATGGGCCGATCAATCTGCGGCACTCGCCCAAGGTCGACCGCGCCCGGCGCGATCTGGCGGCAGCGGAGGGCATCATCAAGTCCGGCCTGTTCGGGCTCAACATCGTTCTCGCCATAATTATCCTGTGCGAGCTCCTGTCTGGGTGCGCTGCGGCTCCCGTCAAGACTCTGGACGTTACTTGGGCCGACTCCAGTTGCAGTCACCACAAGGTGATCCGCTTCGTGGATTCGTCGGCTCCCGTTCTCGACTGCATTGCCAATTCGAGCGCGGAGGATGCGATCGGCCTAGGCGCCTTGCTGATCTTGGGCGTCCCCGCCGCCGCCTGTGCGATACGCTATCCGGATCAGCCCGTAGCGACGGTCTACATGGCGATTCACTCACCCGCTGCCGAAATATGGGCGTGGCAGACGCTGCGCTCGCCTAATGCGCTCCTCGAATGGGAGATCGACAACGCGATGGGGAGGGCGTATCCGTGGATGCTACCGTGGCTGCAAACGTGCTTATGAACGCCTCTCGACGACATGAGTCTGAACAAGTTCTGCTGAAGCGAATTGAATCGTGGCGCGTAGAGCAGAAAACGAATCAACATGGATTCGCTGCCATGGCCGAATACATTATCCAAGCCATCACGGCGCAGATTTTGTCACGACATCGCGCCCCTGAGCGCCGGGAGGATTGATGATCGAACTGACAGATGAGGATGTGGCGGCGATCAAGGTCGCCATTGCTCCGCTGCAAACTGAGGACGATGAACAGGAGGCCGTCTACCGCGCTGGCCTAGCCGCAGGGCTGGAGCGGGCGGCGCGTGAATGCGATGTGAGAGCCAATCTCAGCTTCCCCGGAATCGAAGCTAAAGGCGCAATTGAATGTGCCGCCGCCATCCGCGCACTGGTGAAGCCAATGACCACGCCTGCGCCGACGCAAGCCCTGTTGCCGTGCCCATTCTGCGGCGCAGAGGCCGTCCATGTAGTTGCAGCGCACCCGAAGCACGCCCGTTATGTGATGTGCGTCTATTGCAATAACACAACGGCGATGACGGACACCGCCGAGCAAGCCGCCGAACTGTGGAATCGCCGCCTCGCCGCATGAACCTAGACGAACTAGAAACATTGGCTTGCATGGACGAAGCCGGAGACTGCTATCTGACGCAAGTTCCCGGCGATGCCATCCTCGCCCTCATCGCCTGCGTGCGCGCTGCGGATGCGATGCTGCGGACGACGATAGATCGACCATTATCGCCAGAGCACATGGCGGCGAAGCGAGTCTACGACACTGCCCGCGCCAAGCTCGACGCGCTGTCCTAGCCGCGCCGAGCCGGTACTGCATCAGGCCGTTCCCGGCGGTGCCGGAGGCTGCGGCGGCTGCGCGGGCGGGATAGGCTGCCCCACCGTCCAGATCGTCTTGCGCGTGTAGTCGTAGTAGGCGTAAGCCGGGCTTCCGGCGTTCCGCCACTGGAATTGCCCCCCGACCATCTTGCCGGACCAGATGCCGGTGAGACACCCGGTCTTGGGCGAGAGCGGTCCCGTCATGGTCACGCAGTAATGCTGCGCGTAGCCGATCGGAGCGACGACTGCCTGGAAGACCGTGCCGTGCGAGTCGCGCATCTGCTGATTGAGGCAGATGTCGCCGTCGGGACTGACCGCAGGAGGGGCAGCAAGCGCGGGCGGACCGCTCGGCGGACAGACGGCGAAGTCATTGACGGTTGCGGCTCCCCATGCCATCGAGGAGAAAAGCGCGAGTGCTGCGATGATGATCTTCATTGCGGTTCCTTTCACTTTATGCGTCGTAAGGCGCGGGCTTGCGGCCCTTTTCGTGCCCGTGCGGCGGCGTTGCCGATACCGCAGAGAACGCTTTGAGGATGGACGCCACGCCCGCATCGGTGACCTGCGTCACCCGGAGGTTGATCGGCAGACGGTTGCCGGTGAACGGGTCGACGCTGTCGTAGATGGCCTCCTGCGCGGTGACGAAATGCACCCCGCCGCCGAGCGCCGCCTTCTTCATCGCGTCGACCACCCGCGCCATCGCCGTATTGTTGGCCGAGACGAGAGCGCCGATCGGGTCGACGACTTCGACGTCGCCGATGATCCTCTTCGCCTCGTTGCCGCTCCCGCCCTGCATGAGCAAGTAGGTGTAGGTAAACATCACGCCGTCCCGTGCGGGCGATTGACCACGCCGCCGATGTTGATCTTCCCCGCGATGCCGCCCGGGATGTCGCCGCCGGTCGCTGTGGCCGTCACCGTGTAGGTCTTGTTCAGTTCGAGCGTGCCGTCGTGCGGGAACTGCCACGACATATCCTGCGGATCGACCCGCGTCTTGCCGTTGAATACGCCCGTGAACGGCGTGCTGTTGTCGCTCGATGCGGTAAGGAAGAAGTTGCCCTTGCCGTTTCCCACTCCTGAATTCGTGTCGAACACCCAGTTGCAGACGTCGCCCTGCTTCAGCGGGCCGGAGGCGAGCGCGACCTGTCCCTGCCCCGGCTTGTAGCTGGTGAACGTCTTGGTGATGGTTGTCATTTGCTTCTCCTTGAATAGTGACAAGAAAGTTGACCAGAGACTCATTATGAACCTCCGCCTAGGGTTTGCTGCTTCTGCTGCGTAACCGACACCCCGTAATACACCCCGCAGATGCCGCCCAAGACAAGACCGACGACAAGGTTGAAGCCGCCAGAACGCGCCTCCCCGGTCCAGCTACCTCCGAAGAGCGCGAGGAAGGCTTGCGCCCACTGCGGGATGTCGACCTTCTGGATGGCGAGCGTCTGCCCATAGCCGCCGACGATGAGCGAACCCACCAACCAGTAGACCAGCGGCAGCAGCAGGAGGCTAACGTAGAAGACGGCGGAGGTTTGCCAGAACGGCTTGCTCATGGCCTGCAGCGCGAGGTCGTAAGTGCGCGCTGCAGCTACTCCGCCCCCGACCTCGGTGAGCGCCAGGACGGCCGGATCGGCGAGGACCGCAGCCTTCGCTGCCGCCGCGACCGTCGGATCTGCCGCGGCCTTGTCGATCGCATCTCCGGGGCCTGTCGCGCTCGGGACTGCCTTCGTGAAGGCGTCGACGACGACCTGTGCCGCCTTGGCGTTCGTCTGTCCGCGGTCGCCCTTGGCGAAGAGGCCGACCAGTTCGGGGATCATCTGCAGGATGGGAGCGAGCAGCAGCGGTAGCATGGTTGGGCTCTCGGTTGTGGGCGCTGGCGTGGCCGGCGCGGGTTCTGGTGTTCCCTGATCGGCAAGGATCGACTCGGCGATCGTCGCGCGCTTTACTGATTCGTTGACTGGATCGGCGGGTCGCTCATAGTGCGCGCAGACGACTGCGGCGGACTGCGTCGCCGTCATGCAGGCGCGGAGCGCGTCGCCGGCCGCTTTCTCGGTGCCATTGAGCTCGGCGTGTACCCACGCCAGTTGATCCTCGAGCGATGAGCCGTGGATGTCCTTGCCGATGAGCGCCGCGAATCCGGCCTGCCGGTCTTGGTGCCACTGGGCGATGCCGTAGGCCGCCCCGCCGTCGCCGACCGCCGCGGGATTGAGGTTCGATTCGGCGACGAGATTGGCGACGATCCCCGCCGCCTGCTGAGCCGTCCACCCCTGACCTATGAAATAGGCCAGCGCGGAGCGGACGGCCGCAGAGTTCATCGGCTAAACAAATGGCCCCAGCCGCCAGAACTGACCGTAGGCCCGATGCCAAGCGCGACCCAGATCACCATCAGAACGATAAAGACGATCATCAGCACCATGCGCGGCGGCGCTTCGACGAATACCGCCCACCCGAGAATTGCGAACAGCACGAATTCAAATAGCATAACTGCCTCCTACTTGTGATACATGATGAACACGATGTTCACGATAACTGCGGCGACCGAAATGACGATTGCCCATGTCGAGCGGGAGTCGTTCTTTACTTCCTTCCCGCCCTCCTGCGCTCCTTCGCGTATGTCGATCCGGTGCGACAGTGACTCGAATCGTTTCTGGATGTCCGAATGCAGCGAGTTATCCTGCCGCTGGTGATCCTCGATCTTTGCCAGCATTGCGTCGTAGCGGGCGTTCGACTCCGAGCGCGGCATGAGCAGCTTCGCCGCATCGTCGAGCGCGCCGCGAAGTTCGTTGACGCTCTCAAAACGCTTCTCGATCGCGTTTTCCTGCTTGTGGATGGCAGTGGTCTGATCGAGGAACCGCTGCTCGTAGCGCTTGTCGCGCTCGTCCAGCATCGAGAAGATGACTCGACGCAGGCCGTGGAGACTCCATCCTGTCTCATCGTCGTTGTTCTCCACGATTCATCATCCACCACGCAGCGCCCGCACCAGATAGTTCTTCGCCACTTCGTGCGTCATCGGGCTGTGCCGCATCGAGGTCGGTCCCAGTATGCGCCCGCTCACGGGCGCCGTAGTCGACGTCATGGGGGCGACCGCTCCGCCCACCGGGACCGAGTGGAACACGATATGGTGCGCTGCAGCGACGCCGGGGTTCCGTGCCGCCGCCTCGAGCAGCCGGTGCTGTGCAGGTGTCAGTGCCATTGCCGCCCTCCTTTACATGCTGCCGACGCTCCCAGTACCGCCGCCGCCGATGCCGCCGGAACCGCCACCGCGGAGCGCGCGGACGAGGGTCCTCTTGCGCGTCTCGCCCGCGTCCTTGATGCCCTCGCTCGCCATCTGGGCGGCCTTGTTCTGCGGGATGCCCTTGCGCTTGGCGATTTCAGGGTCGTGTGCTGCGGCCTCGAAGAGGCGGTGCTGTGCGGGTGTCCAGGGCATCAGATGATCCTCGCAATGGTGAGATATGAAGCGTAGGGCGCCGCGCCGCCTTGCAGCGTGCCGCTGTGGAAGGCGCTGAAGTAGATCTCGATGAAGTCGGTGGCGACGAGCTTCAGGGTAGCGTAGATGCTGACACTGTTGGTCCCGATGTCGTAGAGGCTTGTCCGTTGCGTCAGGAGCGCGGAGCCGTTCTTGTAGATGAAGATGTCGTCTTCCTTCGACGTCCCCGCCGTGATGTTGTAGGAGAGGATGGCGGAGATGGCGTAGGTGCCCGCAGCGGAGGCCGTGAAGCGGCTCGCGCTGAACTCGTTCAGGGAGTCGGCGATCTCGTTGGTGAACGTGGCGAGCGCGGCAGGAGCTCCGCCCGTAACCGCAACGTCGGCAGACTTCGTGGCGAACACATAGGAGAAGGTGCCGAGCTGCGTCTGCGGCGTGAAGCCGAGCGCGGTCGTCACATCGCCCGAGGTGAGCGTCACCGCCCCGGCGCGACCGTTGAACGACTGCACCGGGACGTAGGTGAGCGCGTTCGTGACGTCCGTGCTGGTCAGGAGCACCGCTCCGGTGCGGGAGTTGAACGACGAGACGCCCGCCACCGTGGGAATGGAGGCGATGGCCGAGAGCATCTGCTGAAGGGTCACCGGCTGCAGCGAGTTCGAGGCATCGCCCGCAAGCGTCACCGGGCCGGTGAAGGTGTCGCCCGCCTTGTTGGCCGGGGTGTAGGCAAGCGCCGTGGTCACGTCCGCCGACAGGAGCGTGACCGCACCGAGCCGGGAGTTGAAGGACGAGACACCCGCGCTGCCGCCGCCGCTACCGGCGCCGAGCAGGAGCCAGCCGGTCGTGTTCCAGATCAGTTGCGAGGGAACCCCGGTGCGACAGTCGCCGACCTGAATCGAGGAACCGTCCGCTCGCAGGATCGGCCAGTTGGCAGAGCCGTTGATGTTGAGTGTCGGGGAGGTCGTCGTGTTGGAGGAGGGGAAGATCAGGACGATGACCTGCCCGTTGACGAAGGAGGTCGAGCCGAAGGGGAGACTCGCGGTGTAGGCGTCCGCGGTATTGCCTTCGGCGGTGCAGCGGAGAAGCGAGCCGTCCTGCACCTGGGAGACGCGGGCGAAGTCGGTCAGTGCGGCGCCGAGGCCGACGTTGGTGAAGCGGAATCCGGCCATCGGCAGGTTCGCCGTCGGCACCGATTGTCCATCGCGGGCGATCGAGCCGGTGAGCGCGGCAGCGATGTCGCTCATCGTGGTATTCGCCCACGCCGAGCGGATGACGGTGCCCGAGATTACGGGGTTGCCCGAGGGCAGGACGTAGGTGCCGTTTCCTTGACGGGGCATTACTGACTCCCTAGTAACTGCGCGAGGCGCTTGCGGCGTACGGCTTCGTCTGCCTGCTGACTCATAACGGAGCCGACCGGCGCTGCCGATTCGCCCCCTAGATTGGCGGCAGAATGAAGCAAGCGAGAGAGCATGGATTTGGCAATATCACTACGGTCGACCATCCAAGCAGCAAGACGCGCCGAGGTAGGCGTCACAACGCCTATGCCGACTGGATTTCTGTTCCCGGCCCGAGCAACCCTGTTCCGCATCAGATCAACAGCGTTCAGGATGTCGGACTCGCGCGCATTGAGCGGAGCAACATCCGGCTCTCCCTTGGCGACGGCTTCCTTTAATCCGCGCGCAAGCGTCACCTCTGCCTCCGCACCTGCGCCGCGTTGCTGCTCATACGGACGGTCGCCGAGAATCTTGTAGGTGCCCTGCTTCAACGCCTGCGCCTGCTGAATAGGGAATTCGTTGGTGCCCGAGGCCGGAACGGTCCTAGTGAACGGCTGCCCGCTCTCATCTAGAATCGAACTCGCGACAGCGTGTTCCGGCGTGAAGGTCGGCAGGTCAGGGTGCCGCATGAACTGAGCCTGTGCCGCCTGAATCGTATTCATGTCCTGCTCTGGCAACGCTTGAGTTCTGAACTTCGTCAGCGCATCGTTAAGGGTCGATCCGACCTCTGCTTTATTGGCAGTTGCGGTCGAATTGGCGATGATGTCCTTGACCTCATTGTTGAGGTCGCGCACCGTCGAAAGTCCTTTGTAGATTCCTGCATTCGACGGGTTGTATCCCTCATTCCACATCGTGTCACGGCCGCGGGCAAAAGCGCCCGACAGAACCTCCTCCGGTGACGGTTTCAGCGCGCTTTGCATAAGCCGCGAAGCGGTTGTCTCCATTGCGGGAGAAATGGCCCGTCCGACGACTGGCGCAGCCGCACCTAAGAGCACGGGTGCCTGCCGAACTGTTTCCTCCACACCATGACGAACCGCGTCCTGCAGATTCGGCATGGAGTTGGGAATCAGGTTCGCCACATTGCCGACGCCTTTCGCCGCCCAGTCGATTCCTTTGCCGATGGTCTGCGGGATCAGGTTCATCGCCTGACCCATCTCGGTGCGCGGCTCGTAGGTCATGCCCTGCTGCACGATGTTCTTGACCTCGGTCGGATCGGTCTGCGTGATGCCAAGTGCGTGCAGCGGAATCGACGCAAGTCCCGCGATGTCGGATGCGGGCTTTGCTATCGCTCCCGTCGCCATCGACAGCAGCGGCTCGAGCGCGCCCGCAATCGGCTCGCCCGCGAAGCGTTCCTTCTTCTTCGTCGGAATGTCTGCGAACGCGCCCCCGCTTGCCGGGGCGGCGTCAGGAAGATCGTCGAACGCGCCCATTACTGCAAGTCCTGTCCCGTCATCTGCTTGTATCGAGCGGCTACAGCAGCCGAGTCCTTGCCTCCCGCAATCGCCGCTTTCGCTTCCTTCGCAAGCGCCGCTGCGTCAACCTTGCCGCCGGAAGCAGGAGCGGAAGGAGCCCCGAGTTGGGCGTCCAGACTAGGCACGCCCACCTTCTTCACGCCGAGGCGTTGCAGGGTCGCCAGATTCTCCGGGGGGATGATATTCGGGAAGTCGTTGTTCGACTGGGTGCCGCGCTTCCAATTGTCATTGACCGCCTTGATGCGGCCAGTCAAAAGAGTGCCTGCCGTCGACAGCGAGCCTTGCAACTGCGCCGGACTGTTCGCGGTCTTGAATTTGTCCATCCACGCCTGCGCTTCATGTTCGGAGGCGCCGGCTACGCGGAAGGTCCGCATCAGTTCCTCGCCTACCGCCTGCCGCGCCGTTTCAAGGTTGGTGATACTCGGATCGCCGGTCTGCACGGCGAGGAAGTTGACGAATTGATTTACCTTCTGCACGTCTCCGTTTTGCAGAGCGTTGGCGAGGTCGGACATCGTCCCCATATGGCTGATGGCAGTGTTGATGCTGGTGATGTTCTTGCCGGTTGGTCCTGACGTGAACTCGCGCCACATCGTCGAGCGAGTGGCATTGAACGTTGGATCGTAGGCGGATACCTGCTTCGCCAGAGCTTCCCGATGTCCCCCGCGAGTAGAGAACGTGGTCAACGGAATCTCACCTGAAGCGATCTTCTGCACAACCGCAGCGTCCTCGGGCGGAAGGCTCGCAAGGAACTCCTGTCCGGTCTTGGTGAAGTCGCCGGGAACATCGGCCGCAGCATTCCCGCTTTGCGGGCGCAGGCGGGCAAGCTCGAGCATCGTTTGATTGTGCTCTGCCGCGCGCTGATTGGCCTCCTTCTGTGCGTCCGCCCGCTGCTGGATGCTGAGTTGCATGTTCTGCGAACGCTCGAGCGCGGCATCCCGCAACTGCGCGATACGGTCAAGCCGCGCTTCATGGCGCTCGATCATTGCCTGCCGGCGGTCAGGCTCGACGAGAGTGTTCTCCAACGCCTTCTGCATGAACTGCTGTTGCATCGGACTCGGCGGGAGCTTCGATGCGAACTTCAGCATGTCATAGGCATTCGGCGTCGTTGCTGCCTGCGCGGGCAGAATAAGCCCCGGCGGAGCCATGTTCGGCTGATTTCCGGGGATCATGGCCGGGGGCGCAGTGTTCGGCGGCGGGACTGCGCCGGCAGTCGGCGGCCCCGCAAGGCTCGGCGGGGGCGTCTGTCCCTGCGGAGGCATCGGAGGAATGTCCGACGGCACGGCGTCCGGCGTTGCCGGCGGACTCATCTGCACCGGGCCGCTGATGTTGTTCTTCTGCATGTCGGCGAGTGCAGCGGCCTTGAGCGCCGCCTGCTCCTGCGGCGTCCCGCTCGGATTCACGAAGGCGCCGAGTTGCGGATTGATCGAATCTTCCCCGATCTTCGGGATCATGGGCGGCGGCACGACCGCTGCCTGCTGCCCGATCTGGCCGAGGTCGGGCACCATGGGCGGTGTCTGGTCGCCAGCCATCTTCGCCCCGAGCGACGGACCGTTCGCCCCGGCCAGGAGTTGCGCCATCGGGTTCTGCGGCGGCGGTTGCTGATCGGGCGGCGGCGTCGGCGCCTGGGTGTCGGGCGCTCCCGGCTGACCGGCGAGTCCCGCGAGGTCGCCCGGCAGGTTCATGTCTGGACGCGGGGGCATGGCCGCGGTCGGCTGCGGCATGTTGGCGATCGCGTCCTGCATCTGCTGATTGACTTCGTTCTGGTGCGCCAGCCCTTCGGTGTCTGCTGCGCTCGCCATCTTCGTGCCGAAGTAGGCTTGCGCGAGCGGCGCCAGAGCGTTCAGGAAGGATGCCCGTCCGCCGCGGTCGGGGAGTTGCATCCCGCCCATGCTCTGCTGCTGCAAGAGGGCCGCCAACTGGCGCTTGCGCGCGAGTTGCTTCGAGAACTCGTCGATGTAGTCGTAGTTGGTCGCCATTTAGCTGACCTGCGCGTAATCGACCATGAGGTAGCCCGAGGGATGGGTGAGCACCGCCGCAGGCCGCAGAATGAGCAGGTCCTGCGCCATGACGCCACGCTCGCGCCGACCGAAGATATCGTACTCGTAGACCGGCAAGCCGCCCGGCGTAGCCCCCACGCGAACGATCTTCGACTTGAGCCGCCGGTCGGAGATGAGTGCGGCCGAACCGAGTTGCGCAGCGCCCCCGAGGAGGTTGTTGAACGTCCCCAACTGGTTCTGGTACGACTGCTGGTTCGCCTGGTTCTGGGCCACCGCTCCCTGAAAGATCGGCGCGGGCTGGATGTTCGTCGGCGTCACCGGCTGGAATTGCGGACTGTTGACCTGCGTTCCCGAGAGCATTGCCATCAGTTGATTCAGGGGAATCTGCTGCAACTGCGCCTGCTCATTGAGTCCCTGCGAGCGCGAGGCGTTCGCAAGGTTCGCATTGGCGAATGCGTTCTGGATGTTCTGCTGATTGGTGAGGTTGTTCTGGGCGACCTGTCCCGATAGGAGTCCCGCATCCTGCGCCCGCTGCTGATTCCAGAGGTTCGCGGAGTTCAATTCCATTCCCTGCTGCTGCTGCGCGGCGTTGCCGCCCTGCAGGATCATGTCCTCGATCGCCTGATTGACCTGATCGCCCTGACTGCGGCCGAGCGCCATCTGCTGCATCATGGCCCCGGGCGACGTCGTGACGCCACCCATGTTGGCGAGGCGCGTATTGAGGTTCGTCTGCTGCGCCTGCATGAGCGGAGCGGCGCGGGAGATGTACTTGCCCCACGCGGCGTTCTCCACCTGATTGCGGATGTCGGTCGGGTCCTGCACCTGATACTGCGCGCCGGGCAACTGGCTGTAGTCGAGATTCTTGCTGCCTCCGGTGTCGACCTGATACGCCATCGGCGGCAGCGTCCCCGTCTGGATGGGCTTCCCGAGCGTATTGCCCACGCTCCCGAGCAGGTTCTGTCCGGTGCCGAGCAGCCCAGAGGCAAGCTGCTGCGACTGCTGTAGTTGCTGCTGCTCGGCAGGACTCAGCGTCGTCGTGACCGTGTAGGCAGTATCGGGCTGTCCCGGCCCCGGCGGCGTCAGCGTCTTAGTGCCCCACGGCGTGACCTGATTCGCGTTGTTCAACTGGAATTGCGCGAGCGCCGTATCCTTGTTGGCCGCACCCTGCGCCGTCGCGGCGGCAGCGAGGTCAGGCGCCGGAGGCGCCGACGGCTTGCCGAAGAGCTTTCCCATGTCTGACTCCTATGGCCCGATGGCCCCGACCTGTCCCGGCGCGAACGGACTCCACGTCGGAGCGCCCGCACTCATGCCAGTGTCCTTTTGTGCCTGAACGTAGGCATTCTGCGCGGCGGTCAGCGCCGCATACCACGCCGCTTTGCCCCCCGGATAAGAGTCCGGCTTCTGATCCATGATCGAGCGCACCGCAGCGCGTGTCTGATTCTCGCGGGCAAGCAACTGATCCTGTGGCGGCATCGGCCCCGAGGGCGATGCTCCCGGCTGCAGCTTGCTCGTCGATGCGGCGAATGCGGGCGAGCTCACTCCCGGCTCCTGTCCCTGATTCATCGCCGACTGCAGGTTGCCCCAGTTGATGTTGACGTTCGACCCGCCCGGCAACCCCGGCGTGTTCACCGTCGTTCCGTTCGGCAGGGTGCCGCTTGAGCCGCCGCCCGGACCCGGGGGCGTGCCGCCTTTGCCTAGCAGACCACCACCGCCGCCAGCACCGCCAAAGGTCATGCCCTGGTTCCCCGTCTGCGGGGTGAAGCGGAGCAGGCGATCACCGGGCAAGCCCCATCGGGTATCGCCCGGCTGGTACTGCGGCCCGAGGCCGGCAAGCATCTGCGCGAGGGCGTTGTTGAACTGCGGCTGGCCTCCTGCCGCTTGCGGGATGGCTCCCGGAGCCGGAAGTCCCATTGCGCCTGCACCGCTTGCGTTTCCGAGTGCGATTCCCATGTCAGTTCACCTTGTTCCGAAGATGCGCCATACGATCCCGCAGGCCGAGCCAGCGGCACTCGTCGCGGAACATCGCGTACACCAGCAAATCTCCCTCTGGGGCGGCATCCTTCAGCCGCGCCTCCAGATGAAAGCCCAGGCGCTCGTCGAACTCGCGCGCCGCCGTGTTCGTTTCCGCCACCAGACCCGTCACCCGCTTGCAACCGCACTCGATGAACGGGTAGTAAAACGTATACCAGAGCAGTTCCTTCGTCATCCACCGCGAATGCGGAAGCGACGCGACGTGCATCATCATGTTCGCCCCGTTCCAGTTCTCGAACCAGATGCCGGCCAGTATGCGCCCCGTCTCCATGTCGGGCATCATGTCGGCAATGCCGATGCCGCGCCCCGACTCGAAGCCGTAGGGCGTCTCCAGAATCTGCTGCATGAACTGGCTGATGACGCGATCGTTGCCGATCAGGAGCCGCTTCATAGCGTGCCCCCGCGGTGGAACTGGAAGTCGGTGGCGAGCCACGTCGTCGGGAAGATCGTCGCGGTGCGGAGGAAGATCGCGCCCGAGAAGCCGATGTTGTTCAGTCCGAACCAGCGCTTCCACGTCCGTTGCTGCCCGCTCCACTGACCCGCGTCCCAAAGAGCACCATCCCAGAGGAAGGCGAGATCGCCCGTCTCGATCGTCGGCAGTTGGGAAGCGTTCTCCACGATCTCGAAGTCGACGTTGAAGAACACGTCCGACGCAGGCTCGCCGTCGGAGAGGAACACCGGGCGGCAGAGCGACCAGCTTTTCTGCGAGGGCGAGCCGAAGTAGTTGAATGCCTGCAGGCAGCGGCACTGGATAGACTTCCCGCCGGAGGTGGGCAGGGCGCTCGTCACCCGGATGTCGCCTCCGCTGGTGACGCGGGTGTCGCCATCGCTCGTCACCCGGATGAAAGACTCTTGCGTCGGGTCGTCGACGCCAACGTCGTCCCACGCGCGCCCGACGTAGCCGTTGCCGCCGAAGTAGGGCTCTTCGTAGAAGTTCTCCCAGCTCCACGCGACGTAGCCCTTGATCGTGCACCACGCATCCAGAATGGTGTTCATCAGGAACTGGTACTGCCCCGCCGTGTCGGGCACGTTCAGGTAGAGCTGGTTGTGGCGGGCGGAAGTGAACAAGTCCCATCCGAAGAGTCCGGAGAACTCGTCCACGACCGCCGAGAGCGCGTGCTGGATGATGTCGGTGATGGGCGGCTGCATCAGCATCTTCGACTGCGCGAGCAAGGAACTGAGCGCCATCACGCCATCTTCGGAGAGAATCAGGACGTCCGAGCCGAAGGGCGCAAGGCAGCGCCGCCCAACCGTCGCGCCCATCGTATAGACGCCGACGAGCGTGAAGGAGTCGGAGACATCGGGGTCGAAGCCGTTGAAGACGGCGACGTTGCCCTTGGATGAGACGAACACGCTCTGGTCGTCCATGCCGGCGCCGGTATCGACCGACCACGCGATGCACGCCTGGGCGTAGCCCCCGAGCGGGAATATCTCGCCGCAGTCGAAGAGCGATACCTGTCCCGACACCTGATCGACCGGCAGATACCACACGCGGGTCGAATCCTTCTCGACGAACCAGAGGCGGCGGTGCATCTGCGAGACGTTCACGAGGTTCTTCGAGTCGAACCACGGGAAGAGTCCTGCATCCGCCGTGATGACGCAGTTCGCCCACGTCGTCCCGTTGTAGAACTGCGGCGTATCCACGCCGTTCACTGCGACGGTGAAATCCCCAGTGATGTTCGCCAACTGCACGTATTGCCAGCGGTCGTTGCCGAACCCGCTCGCCACGATGTCGCCCGCCGAATAGGCACCGCCGGCCGAGGCGTCGATGAAGTTGCCGTTGGCGCAGGCGAATATCTTCTCGGTGCCGTCGGGGGCGTTGTACTTGATGATCGTCTCGACCGGGGCATCGTCTGGGATGTTGTAGTACCACCGCGTCCACCCCGGGCGCACCATCAGGCCCGCACTCGTCGGGAAGAAGTTCTCCAGAATGACCGCCTGCGTTGGCGGCATCGAGGCGAGCGCATCGCGCACGTTCAGACCCCCGACCGGAGCAGGCAGGCTCGTCAGCATGGAACGCTGCTGAACGGGCGGGGCGAATTGTGTCGCGCGGACCATTATTGCTGCTGCATCCAGTTGCCGTCAGGGACGTTGTAGATCGTGATGAGCGGGAAGGCCGGTTGCCGCGCCATCGACAGGATCGGGCCACCCGAGTCCTGAGCGATAGCATCATCGAGATTCGTCTGGAACTCCGCGGCGAAGGATGTCGTGTCGAACTGCTTCGCCTGATAGAAGCGGAGCTTCACGCCTGAGATAATCAGGCGATCGTCGAAGATCATGGTATCGGTGTCGTTGTCGCACTTCTTCTTCGGCTGTCCGTTGTCGGCGAGCGCCCACCACTTGCTAATGTAGTAGTAGGAGAAGGTGATCGGAACGGGCGCTCCCTGCCCGGGGATAGGCCAGAGCTCGAGCGCATTGCCGACCAGCCGAAACCGCTCGCGCGGCCCAGTCGAGAGGATTCCGGACTTCAGCCACTGCCACTGCTGCGAAGTCTCGGGCCCGATCAGCGGCCAGCGGTTCACGCGGTCCCATTCGGTCTGGGTGATCGGGCGGGCGAAGTCGTCGGGCAGGGGATAGGTGCCCTGTCCGGCGACTGCCGTCACCGTCGCGTCGCGGAAGAGTTGCCGCCAGACTCTACGCTTCACCAGCATCTCGCCGGTAACGTTCAGCAACGCGCCCAACTGCTGCGGTATCAGTTCCGAAGTGGCGTAGATGGAGGCTGGCGGCGCCAGCCCCATCTCAACCGCTGCGCTTTGCGCGAGTTCCAGTGCCGTTGTCATCCTGGCCTTTCAGAGCCATGCCAGCCGTCAGCGACTCGAAGAGGTCCGAGAGCCGCTTGATCTCGTCCTTCTGTGCTGCCAGTTCTTCCTTGAGCGCCGCATTCTGCTTCGCCATCTTCTGCGCGAACGCCGAATCCTTGGCCTGCGCGACGAACGCCTCCGCCTTGCGCTTCAAGTCGTGGAACCCCATGACCTTCGCCCCGTAGACGTCGGCGAGCGTCGCCACCTGTTCCACGGTCAAGACGTTCAGGTAGTTCAGTTCCTCGGCCTGCGCGCGGGTGATCGCGGGCCAGTCGCGGAGCGGCGTGCCGCTCAAGTCCTGCGTCTGGTTCTGCTCGAACTGCTGCCACATGCGGGCGAAGCGCCGCTTATGCGTCGCATCCGCAATGGTGTCGATCAGCGTGCTTTTGTCGCCGGGGACGAGGATCTTCACGAACGGAACGGCGTCGAAGATCGGACGCCCCTCTTCCTCGCTCTTCTCTTCGTTCCGCAGCGCGCCCATGTAGAACTGGACGAACAGCTTCTCGTCGCCCGGCTCCATCGGCGGCACATCCATCTGCTTCTGCATCTGCTGAAAACCTTGCATGACTGTCCTCTCGTTTTAGATCGACACTTCGCCCGGCGGTCGGTAGCCGTCCTTCAGACTAATCAAGTGCGCTCTCGTCCAGCATACATCCATTCCATTTTTCCCGGTCGTGTACAGCCGGGCAGCCTGAAAACGCACCGGGGTATCGATGTACATAGCCCAGCGCCGATCGGTGTAATAGAGCCAACTGTTCTCGTTCCAGAAGCTGACGTGGGTCGGGTCCTGGAACGCTCCACGCCCATCGGTCGATGGGACTTGCGCGAAGATCCAGCCACCGGGAGCTAGGACGCGGTAGCACTCCTTCATCGTATGCAGAGGGCTCGGCAGATGCTCGAAGACGTCATAGGCGCGGATCACGCCTACCGACGAATCGGCAAAGGGCCAACGCTCAGCGAGATCGCACTTGATGTGTGCGTCTTTGCGATCGACCGTCTCGAAGCCTCTGTGCGCTCCGAAGCGCCCGCCAAGTTCGATGCAACGCAGCCCGTTGCGCTTCGCCCAGCACAGGGCCATGTCCTCGGCGTAGACGTCGTGGAGGCGCAATGTGTTGCTCTGAATCTCCTGATTGTGCTTGAGCCAACTGTTCCCGCCATGCACGCGGTAAACGTAGAGCCCCTTGTCGATGTGGGCAAACTCCGTAGCCTGATACATCCGGCACATCAAGTCCTGATCATCCAGAACACGCATCTCTCTGGAGTAGCCGCCAACGCTCTCGTAGACGGATCGCCGAAAGGCCCGAAAGTGATTCGGCGCGTACCAGATCTTCGCAAGCGAGGCAGGTGTTGCGTCGAAGGTGATGGGCTCGTCGAGCAGCGACCCTGCGTACTCCGTTTCCCGGTACTTCCATCCGAACTCCTGTCCGAACCGATTGACCTTCTTGCCTTCGGCATCGCAGTGCAGCGCGTTGGAGTAAACGAAGCCGATGCGCTCGTCGGCGAATGCTGCCTTGCAATCGGCGACTGCGGTCGGCATCAGGAGATCGTCGTGGTCGAGTTCGAACAGGATCTCACCACGCGCCCGCTCGCAAGCCATTGCCTTGAGCGGCCCGACGTATTCCGGCGCCTTGTATACGACGTGCGAATGCACGCGATCGTCGGAGAACTCGATCGGTACGCCGCCGTTGTTGTAGACGATCTCCCACTCCCAATCGGGATCGGTCTGCGCTTTCAGGCTCTCGTACACCTTCGGCAGAAAGGTACTGTCGCACGACGGAGTGAAGATGGAGAACGTCATGACGTCTTGGTGATCTTCAAGTAGCCTTGGTCGACACCCCATGCCTGCGACGCCTGCACGCCCTTGATCTGCACCCCGATCACAGGCGAGCCGGAGCCCGGGACAGTGATGATTCCCTTGAGTTCCACCGTCTGCGACCCGGCGACCCGCTGTATCGGCAACGTGCCACTGCCCTGCGCGGTCTGCGCATAGGAAGCATCTCCGGTAGTGGTCTGGGCGCCGACGACGCGCCCGAATACCGTCGCACCGCCGACCGAGCACTGCACGCCGAATTGCGCGCCCTGAGTGCCCGCTGCCGGATGAGCGATCAGGACTGCTTGATATTCCCACTGCGAGCCTGTAGGCACGGTGAGGCCGGTGAAGACGTTAGTCACGGTCTGCGCCGCAGCGTTGGTCTGCGAACCCAATACCTGGAAGTTGACCTGATTCCCGAGTCCCGTCGTCCCTTGCGTACCCTGATTGCCTTGCGGGCCTTGCGATCCATTCGATCCCGCGGCACCTTGGTCGCCCTTGGCGCCCTGTGCACCTGGACTCCCTTGCGCGCCGGGAGAGCCTTGGGCGCCAGGAGTGCCTGCCGTTCCCTGCGAACCCGGAGAACCCTGTGCACCAGGAGAACCTTGGGCTCCCGGACTTCCCTGCGCCCCCGGACTGCCGGTCGCTCCTTGTGTACCCTGATCGCCTTGCGCGCCAGGAGCGCCGGCGGTTCCTTGTGTTCCTTGACTGCCTTGCGCGCCTGTCGAACCAGCAGTTCCCTGCGTGCCCTGACTGCCTTGCGCACCGGGAGCTCCGGTGGCGCCTTGTGCGCCTTGATCTCCCTGAGCACCAGTGGTTCCGATAGCCCCTTGTGCACCCTGATCTCCTTGTGCTCCCGCGGCACCTGAAGTCCCCTGTGTTCCTTGTGTCCCTTGATCGCCCTGTGCACCCTGCGTTCCGGTGGTGCCAGTACTGCCCTGAGTGCCCTGCGTACCTTGAGTGCCTTGCGTCCCCTGCGAGCCCTGTGCGCCTGGACTTCCTGTCGCGCCCTGCACACCTTGCGGACCTTGCGCGCCACTTCCCGCTGCGCCTTGGGCGCCTTGATCTCCTTGCGGTCCCTGTGGCCCACCGAACGCGCCCTGCGCCCCTTGGGGGCCTTGCGGCCCCTGTGATCCGGGCACGTAAGGGACGCCGTTGATCGTGTCGACGAAGAGATCGCCGATACGTCCGGTTGCGACCTGCAGGCGGGTGCTTGCCATCTACGCAACTCTCGATACCTTCCACTCGGTTGTCACCCCGGTAACGGCAGGCGCCGGAGCTTCCTTCCACGTATAGACGTGATGCCCGAAGTGCCCGAGATGCCTGCTCGCGGTGTGGTCGACCAATACCTTGAATCCCGCCTCCCGCACGCGCTGGCAGAACGGATTGTCCTCCGTCGAGATTTCCTTCTGCGCCTCGTCGTAATAGGGCAGGAACCACGGGCGCGGCACCTTATCGAACACCTGCGCTTCGATCAGGCAAAAGCCGAATCCCGTGTACCACGCTTCCTCCATCGCAACCGAGTTCTCGCCCGTGTGCATCATCCCCGAGCGGTCGGCCTTCGTCGCCGTGAACTCGAATGGCGTCTGCCGCTTCGGGTAGTTGCAGGCGACGTAGGGCAGTCGGCGGGAGAGCAGCATCTCCATCAGGTTCGGGTTGAACACCATGTCGTCGTCGATGAAGAGGACGTGCGTGCAGCCCCATCGCATCGCGCCGTTGACCAGTTCCTCCCGGTTGTTCGGGATGTTGCTCGACTGGCGAATGAACATCCTGATGTCAAAGCCGGACGCTTCCGAGCGCGAGCGCAGCACCTGCGAGCACATCATCATCTCGGCCAGCGACTGCGCGAAGAAGATCGGGACGTAGCCCGCCGATGGGATACAGACGGCAACGCGGATTTTCTCGCTCATGCCTGATTCTCCGCTGCGGGAGCAACCCACTTCTCGCCCATTGCCTGCAATTCGGCCTGAACCTGATTGAACGCCGACTCTAGCAATGCGCGTTGCGTCTGGTACAACTGCAACTTGGTCAGCAGGTGCGCCCGCTTTTCTGTCCACAGTGCTTCGTCCATCTCTCGTTCCCTCTCGTTTGGTTTGGTTATGCTACTCGCCGCGCAAAGGGTGATCCGACGGGCGTCTGCGCGGTGATGCCCGTGAAGTGTCCTGCGGCCAGGATGTCGTAGAGCGCGAGCATCGACTTCTGGCCGAAGTCGGCGGCAACCGTGAGGTTCTTGGTGTAACTGTCGTTGAACTCATGCACCTCGGAGAGTTGCGCAACCGGAGCTCCTGTCGTCGTGCCATTCACCGCCCAGTAGGTCGTGGCACCCACCGGGATGCTGGTGATGAGCGCCACGCCAAGCCTTGCGTTGATCGCCGGTTGCCAGAAGGCATCGAGCGCGCTCCCCTGCCCCGTGTAGTAGCCGCCCGGCGGGTCGGACGATGTGTGGTTGCCATCGAGAACGTGCCAGTCCATGAAGATGCCGCACTCTCCAAAAGAGAGTTCCCGCGTCAGGACCGTTCGCGGCTTCGTTACCGTCTCGAAGAGATTGGTCGTGTCCGAGAAGTGGCGGTTGAGGTCGTTGTTCGTTCCCGCCGTCACTTGGAACTGCGCGCGGCAGTGACCGCCGTCCCGGCCGGGAGCATTGACCAGAGGCAGGATGACCCAGTTGAAGGCGTTGCGGAGAGCGATGGCTTCGGCGTCCCCGCCACATAGCCACTCGATCGCCTTGCGGAAGCAGGTCGTCGCCCAACACTCCCCCGCGTGGACGCCGGAGATGAGTCCCGCGGTTTTCTTGCCGATGCGCCCCGTCTGGATCTTGAAGCCGTAGAGCGGATAAGACGCGACCGTTCGTCCCAGCTCGTCCGTCTGCGTCGAGTAGGTGTCGACGATAAAGTTGGAGCCGCCCTGCAACTGCTGGATGTAGGGCAGATGGGCAACGGTATTGGTGAGCCAGTCGGTGATGACGTCGTAGCCTTCGAGCATCTCGCGCGCGAACCAGACGTCGTTCTGGGCGAAGGGCGCGGTCGGCTGGCAGGTGACGATGCCGCCCGTGTGCGAGACAAGCTGCGCCGGGAACCAGGAGAGGCCGTCGTAGGAGAAGAATCCCGTCTCGTTCGCATTCCACGGGTGGATGAGGGCCGCGTCCGAGAACTTGAACTGCGGGGTGAGCCCGTTCACTCCAGACGCCTTGATGGCCGGGGTCTGCGAGTTCGGCCCGTTGCCCTCGTAGATCGTTGTTCTCGGGACGAGCGTAATCACGCTACCCGCGACCGAGGACGACGGGTCGGCGCTGTTGCAATGCCCCTGCGAAGTGTCGAGGGTAATCGCCATCAGCCAAGCAGTGCGCCGTAGGGGCGATTGAGGGATGCCGCCGGAGCCGACGGCGTGAACGCATGGGCGAAACGCACCATTTGCCGCCTGAACGGGGACGGAAACGGCGAGGAAACGCCCTGCACTACGGCGGTTGCGGTAGTCAGCAGCAGATGGTTCTGGCTCCAGTCACGGCCGTTCGCCCAGTCGAGGGTGATGAGCCCCGGTGCGACACTCTGCGGACCGAAATTGAGGGCGCGGGCGAACTCGTCGGCGGTCAGGATGCGGCTCCATCGGGTAATGCGAAAGAGGTAGCCGAAGAAGTTGCGCGCGACCCCACCCGTCCTGCCGCCGATGACCGATGGTTGGTTGGTCGATAGATTGATCGAGCCTGTTCCGTTCGTGGCAGTCCCATCGTTGGTCGCCAGACCACCGGCATTGATCGACAAATAGTTGTGAATGTTGGTGGCCGTCACGCTGCCGTCCCAACTCGAGCACCACGTATAGAAATTCCCCGTCGCCAGGGCAACCGTCCCGGCACGCGATGGCTGCGTCGCAGTTGCGCTGTCCGCTCCGAAGGCCCCAAATCCGCCGCCCAGAGCATAGTTGACGCGGATACCGTTCGCTGCCGACGAGGAGCAGTTGGAGAACAGATACTGATTGTTGGCGCCGTTGGTGCCTGTAGGCGTGAACTGCACGAAGATGCTCTGCTCGCCGAGCACCATGCACGGGTTTGCCGCGATCTCCATCTGCTGCGAGACGCCGTCGTGGAACGACGAGATGACGGGTACGGGCTGGCGGATCATGTGTACTGGATTGCCGTTTGTGATAAAATGCCGAGATGAGACACGATTTCGTATGCGCTCATTGTGCGTCTCCGTTCTCGGTAGAGAATCCGAGACGACGAGACTGGCCGAAATTTTGTTGTCGCTCTTGCGCGAACGAAAGTCGCACGGGACAGACAGGGCCGCTTGCTCGAAACTTCAAGGGCGGATGTCTTAGTCCAGCCGGATACCGAATGATCCGAATAAACGGTAAGCGCGGCCTCGAACATCGGCTTCTGATGGAAGCGCATCTTGGTCGCCCTCTTATAGCTACCGAGCACGTTCATCACATCAACGGAGTGAAGACAGACAATCGCATGGAGAACTTGGAGTTGCTTTCCGCGAAAGAGCACTCTGCAAAGCACTTCCGACGATTTCGCACAGACACGCATAAACAATGTGCGCTTTGCCTTCTCGTTCTTCCGAGAACATCTTTTTTCATAAGAAAAAAGACCAGTGAAGGAAGTGATCCAAGTCATAGTTATTGCAAAGAGTGCATGAGAATCAAGTATATTGATTCACGATAGGCGTGTAGTAGACGACGTTACCCGACGCGGCAAGTCCCGCCGTCGTCGTGGTCGTCACGTTCTGGGCGATGTAGAGACAGTGGTTTGGCGGACA